TCAATTATGGGATACACCCAGCTGATCCAGTAGCAGCTGCTGTCTAATATTAAGATTGCGGTTATTGACCAGCCCTGCAAATTTGTCCATATCATAGTCCATAATCTCCAACCAGGCCCGGATAGATGACCCAGCCTGGTCAAACACATACTTTGTGAGATTGTCCAAGTTGTAATCCAGACCGCCCTTGTAGGCCATCGGGATTTTATCCGCGTAACCTAAAAATTTAGACCACCAGGTAGTCATAACAGATCGTTGGGGGTTGTCCTCATCTTTGGACTTGACATACCGCAGCTGATTGGACATGATCCCAAAGTATGCAGCGGAGATACTGCCGGTAGACCTCCAAGCGGAGATAAAACTATCCGCCGCATTATCACGGAGCTGATACTCAAGACGTATCCATTTTTCGGGGACATCCACCACCGATCGACCGGCGCGTAACCGCTCCATGGTCTTGTCGTATATCCTAAGACGCATCCGGCTGGATGGCGCGCCGAAGATAATAGACCTCTCCTTGGTGCCGATACTAACCAGATAATCCCTAAACCGGGAGACATAGCGCCCGGAAAAGGTGTAGGAGATCAACTTATCCATAGAGAGCTGGCCAAAGGTGTCGCACGCGATGTCCAACCGTGAGATGTTATGTACTTTGTACGCCCGTATCTGCTGGATAAGAGTGAGCCAGTCCAAATCTGGATACAATGTCTCATACAGGCGGCAACCCTGGCCGGATAACTGGATTAAGACCGTGTCGCAGCCGCCCCAGGCAAGCGTAATACCCCCGCCGACGTAAGCATACATATAGCCGTACAACCCCTTTCGCGCCATCAGCTGTAGATTGCCAAAATGCCAATCGTGACAAAGACTAGTGAGCACATCGGTATCTGCAAGATACTCGAGACCGTCCACATCCTCCCCCCACTGCTCAAGGTAACAACGTGCACCAACCGTAAATGTCAGGTAATCTACTAAGATTTTTGGTTGCAAGCAAATCCCTCCTAAATGTGCATTGTAAGCTGGTCTATAGACAAGACCTCTGTTGTTTGTGCCCCCGTGCTACATAACGAGGGCTTAAACTCGCCGCACTACCCGCAACAAGTTCTTTTTCCGGCTGGATTTACCATTATATGGCTCTGCCCGGCGGTTCCTTTCCCGGCTGCCCCCCTTTTTTTCGGCGATTGAAAAGTTGAAATCAAAGATTCCAACTTTCCAACACCGCTACTAAGGGCATTGAAACTGTTAAATATTAGCAAATATTTAACAGTTCCAACCCCCTCTACTAGAGGGCTGCCGCCCTCTTCCCACCGACAAGGAAAAGTGGAATATCAAAGATATCCCACTTTACCATGACTGTGGGAATTCACCCGCTCAATTGAGAGAGAGAATAATAAATTATTTTTTTAGGGTACCGTTCGCCCCTCACTTTGTAGAGACTGACAAGAATTCCCTTGGCAAAACCTGCAAAGAAAGTGAAGAACAGAAGCCATGCCGCCGGGCAGAGCCATAGTAGGTATGTAAACCAGCCAAAATACTCATATCATCGCTGATCACGCGGAATAAACTCGCGCCCCTTAAGACGCTCGATTACCTCAAACGTATCATAGCTAGATCGCAGCCGATTAGATTGCACAAAATAGCAAGTGCGGATTGGCTTGCACCTTTTTTTGACATTATAGGCGCTGTCTCCGGATGTATCATATTCCGCGGCGTCGTATTCCCGATACCAGGTGAGACGCCCCAAAAATGTCCGACAAACCATAACGCTAAACGCCTGCTCCCGTATCTGCTTAACCACTCGATTGTATACTTGAGCGGATGCAATAATCTTGACCCGCTGCTTGCGCTGCTGGCTGATTTGGGAGAGCAAAGTTTCGGGGAAGTCCTTCCACTCCTTCGCGGAGTATTCGCCATGGATTTCATCAATCGCAAAAACGACCCCTCGTTCCTCATTGCGGATTTCAAAGAAATCTTTCCAGCTGGACATTACGTGTGTTGCGTTGGAATAAGAAAAGTTTGTAACAATAAAAGCGTCCGGAAACCGCTGGTGAACCATGTCCAGATAGTGCACCATGGATATTGTTTTCCCACTCCCCTGTCGGCCGACGAAGATTGTAAACCCGAAGTAATCAAATACATCTGACCGGGCCTGCCGAGTGAGAAAGTCCCAAACCTTCCAGCGCAAAAAATCGTAAGGACGGAAGGAAATCTCGAGAGACTCGAGCCGATCGGCGGTAAGGTACTCGCCATAAATACGATATCTGACGATAAACACCACAAAAAACAGGACAACCCCAAGTATCGCCAGCCCGAAAAGAGAGCCAATGAAAGACAAAATGCCGGAAACCACTGGACCAAAAATCTTGACCGCGATTGCAAACATATCCACATTAGCCATTAAGACACCCCCGGAATTTTGCGGACTACCCACATAATGACCGACCAAATCGCCCGCAGGTTGTAGCAGATAATAATAAGCAGCAAACAAGTACCCACAACAGGGATAGAGACAGCGAGGTTGGCAGCGTGTATCAGATCGACAAAGGACTGGACATAATCCCGCATAAAAGCAAAATCCGGCAGCCTGGGAAACAAACTAAGGACAAACAAAATCAATGCCTTTAAAAGCTCCATTAACAATTTGACAATCATAAAAGCACCTCACCCATGCATTGATAAAATATAAACCATCCAGAAAAAATGCCAGAAGAAAAAGACCAGGCTAAAGAAGCCATAGAAAAACCGCCAGAAGAAAAGTAAGCTATCTGCATACAACCGCAAAAATCGTATAAACCTATCCAAAAAAACATCTCCTTACTGCTCAAACAAAACCACGATACGACGATAACAAGCAATGGCCGTATAGACCAAAATAATCATTGTCAAGACCGGTTTTAACCATTTAAAATATGGCCGGGCGTACTCAATCACGTCAACCTTGATGGCCGGAGACCCTGCAAACATCTCGTTAGCGTCGATATGCCACCACAAATTAGTAGTTACAATGTTGTCATCCTGTAGCTGTGCAAATGCATCCCGCATGATCTCATAGAGCTGGGATAAGCCGCCAAACTTATCATCAGCAGCGGATTTGATCTCCTGATACCACTGCTCATAGTAACCAGTGTCCGGGACGATCAAACTTACAAGCTTATCCCAAAACCCATTAAGCCAACCCATAATACCGCTACTCTCAGAGGTAGTCTGTCGATCATCAATGATCGTCCATCTCTCCGCTGGTACATCAACCCGGCAATCGCTGCCATCATCTGATAACACATCAAGCGTGATCGCAGTCCGGATGATCTTACCCAGCGGCATTTTTGCACTGGGAATAGTCGATATATTGGCGTGTTGCATAAATTTAAGCGTCGGATAATGAAAAATAAATACATCTGCGTGCAACTGCTCCCGACAAAGCATCTCCCCTCCCGAAAAATCTACTTTAAGCGTATCCCGCGGAGCATCGAAAAGAAACATCATGATTGCCGGATTGCCTTGGCTCAAGGTGTTACCGCTCGTATAGGTCAACATCCCACGATTGGTACCAGTAGCATTAAACGCCTGCTCATATAGAGACATATCGCCATCTGGCAGCCCATACCCGGCGATCTGGAAAATGCCAATCGCCATGGTAGACCCGTCCTTGCTGTTGTACTGATAACATACAGAGGAATCTAGCGTCATAGCAGCAACCGACAGAGGACAGATGGAAAGAAGCAGCGCCGCCAGAAGAAGTGCAAAGAATCTCCTCAAACGAAGTCCCCCCTACTGCCGCGAATAGTGCTTGATAATCCGCAAAATCAAATAGATACCCATAATGGCCGCAAGTACCAGGAACCCAACAAAAACCGCATTGCCAATGTGTCGACGCACCCAGCGGAAAAACGTTAGCCAAATACTAGTATTATATACAACGTACTCTGGATTCCCGGTCGGAACTTCTGGTTCCTTCGGAGGATCTACAGGAACTTCTGGGACACTGGAATCCGGTTCATCCGGGGTGATATCATCATTTACAATAAGAGTATAAATGTCAGACAAGATATAAGATGTCCTCGGATTACGCTCGTCGGAAACCAAAGACTGAGCCGAGCGATAAAGGGGGCTACCAGAAGATGTAACAGAATTAGACCTATTATTAGTATTAAAAATGGAAAGAGACCAACCGGAAGAATAAGAAAAATAAAAGTAATATCCAGGAGAAGAAAATTGAAGACATTGATTACCTACATTATTAGTATAAGTAAAACCCGTAAAATCCGAAATCCGATTTGCGTAAACCCAAAAACTAGAAGAACCTAAACAAAAAATAACTGCATAGTCAGGATCATTTAACCAATCTTGCATTACCAATTTCCAAGCCTCTTTTGCTTCTTCGCTGGCACCATCAAAAGAAACATCTATGTCAAGGACAGTGCCAGTCCTAGAATATCCTTTGCCCCAACCAGAAGCAGAATATTTAGAAACACACTCATCATAAGTTAAATTAGAAACCTCAGCAAAAGACGGGACCGAGAGAGCCAGGACGCACACCAGCGCGCAGCCCAGCGCCAGAAGCCGCTTTAAAAAATCTTTTGTCAACATTTTGTCACCCCTAGATCACTTAAAATAAGCCTTAATAGATTTGACCAAAGCCGATATAGCAATAATGATGGCAAGAATAGCAATCGCAGGAAACATCGAAACACCAATTCTGAAGCGAATGAAACGAGAAAAAAATCAAGAACTGATACATCCCAAGGCACATAGACGCTAATAACAACCACCTCCGTTATTTATGTGGCCATGCAGCGTTTCCGCGGATTTGCTACGCAAAATACCGCGGAAAACGCTTGCATGACCTATATAAAAAAACAAGGACGGTTGTTATGACCGTCCCTGTCCCCCGCTCCCGCATCAGCTCAGGAACTTTTTAATGACTTTAGGAATAAGCGTTACACCCAACAGAATTGCAAAAAGCGCAATGCCAATCGGGATGATCACCGCAAGGTTGGCTGCCACACCGTCAACAACCGGCTTGAGCATCTCTGTCGAAATGGCCACAGACTCAAGACCGGCGGCAACATCACCTGCACCCGGCGTGCTGGAAGAACCGGAAGCAAAAGCCGGAACGGAAAGCGCGGCCGGCAGGATCGCGGCTCCAACAGACACAACTATCTGCCGTTTGACCATCGGGAAAAAACCCTGAATCTGATAGACCTTGGTACTAAGAGCAGTACGCATGATATAACCTCCTTAAAAAATCTATATCAACCCTCACGGGCCAATACCTAATTATCATGGAATGCTGATTTGACAAAGACTTTGTAAAACCACCAGCAGACAAGTGCAAAAACGATAACCGCATATGTAAGCGGGACAAGCCCATAAAGAAAAGTGTGAAAATCATCATGCAGACAAAGGACAGCTAAACGCCAATCGCCACTATCAGCAAATCGGGCAATGCCGGAATCCACATAATGCACCTGTTATCCCCCCTGCCAGACATCTACCGTAAAGTCGTTAAGAGTGATCTCTTCGCCGCCATCTACGAGCAGCGAAAAAATGGAGTCGCTGCCGTCCACGCCATAAACGTTAGTCATAAAGATATACGCAACGACCAGCATAACAGCGACCATAACCAATCTACCCAACGTATCACCCCCAAAAAAGATAAATTGTAGAAAATACCAGAAGAGCACCAGAGAGACCTAAAATCCACTGACAGGCTGCATCAAAAATATCATCCTCGCTATCGTCGCTTCGGGATAGCTGCCGATCCGGCCCAAAGTATAAGCCAAGGTCGTCATATTTCCGAGCCATCAAGAAAAGTCAAGTCCAACGACACGGCCACGATGGTCAAAATCAATTTCTATCTCCATGCCGAGATAATCCGAAATATCAACTCCTTCCGGAATCATCTCTGGGCGGAGAAAAATACTGGCTGTCTCCTGACCCGCCGTAATGGACCTGGATTCGTAAGCTGTGAAAATTTTTGTGCCAAGAATCCGCTCACCATCCTTAGAAAAATCGACCTCGGAATAACCCAGTAACATCTGTTTCATACTCTACACCCTTTCATTTGATTAAATTTTATGCTAAACATTGTTTAACAAATATAATTATATCACGCTAAACATTGTTTAGCAACAACATTTGAATAAAAACATCCAAAATGATAAAATTTGTACAAAGGAGGTCAAGAATATGGAGAAAGAAAAGGCTACCAATCAAATTGGAATAAGAATAACCGACACTTTGAAAGAAAGAATCAACCAAAGAGCTGCTGAAGAAGGAAGAACACCGTCTAACTTTGTTATCAATATTGTTACAAAATATCTAGATGAAGTAGACAATGCAAAACGATTACTAGAAAAAAAATGA